CTGTAGAACATTCTTGATGTATAACCTCTACCACTCTACCCTCGCTGTTTAGTTTGCTATATCCAACAATCATACTTATATTCCTGTGCTTGTTATTCTTACTTGTGCATCTCTAACAACAGCCGAATCACTTGTAGACAGTTCTTTAATATTTAACTTGTAAATTAAAGTATCATCAGTGTAGGGCAGTTTAAAATTAACATTATGTCGTTCAAAACCTGACCTATATCTTTCTGCAATGTCTTTATAAACAAGAAGTTGTGCGTTTGCGTTTTGCCACGCATAAGGGTGGAAATAAACAGTATCGCCAGTTGCTATAGGTGCTGTAGTGTTTGTAGCGCAGAAGTATGTTCTATCAGCATCGGGGTTGTACATAGCTGATACAACTTGCTGTTTAATACTGCCTGAACTAGATTGGGATACTCTACCAAACTCTGTAAATAAGTGTTCGTAGTTTCCTGAAACCCAATACCACGCCTCATTACTTTGCCGTACGCTATAATAGGATGAAGGTGCAAAAGCATTAGCAGTTCCTATGCTAACGGCTGAGACAGTGCTTGGGACAGTAAGATATAAAGAAAGCCTAATGTCGTTATTGGTACTGCTTACATAACTCCAAAGTGTAGTCCACTCTACATCAACAAAACGCATAGTCTCTACAGGGGTGTTAGGGTGATATAGATTTTGATATTGCCCTAAGTTTTGATTTGTTGTTGTTAAGGCAAGTTGCTGATTAAAAGAACTTAGCCTGTCATCTCTTACCCTGTGATAAGGAATAGTATCTAATCTAGCACCGTCTGTGGCTACGTCTCTGCCGTCTACTGTACCTGTAACAACTACATTACCACCTATAGTTGCATCACTGCCTAACGTAAGAGTACCGCTGTTAGCAATTATGTTACCTGCGTTAGTGGTAAGATTACCTGAGGAAGTAACATAACTACCAGTTGAAGTATTGTAGCCGCCACCAATATTGATAGCGCCTGTGCCAGTAATGTCGTTACCATTAAGGTCTAAATCACCACCTAGCTGTGGGGTGGTATCGTCAACTAAGTCTTGCAAAGCTGAGTTAGCTGTAGTCGTTGTAGAGGTTAAAACAGCATCTCTAGTTGCTATATCTACGCCATCGACTGTGCCATTTACTACAATGTCACCATCAAGAAACACACCTGCACTGCCACTAGCCGCTACTGTACTTACTTTGAAAAAGGGCTGATTAGCTCCACTGTTAGCAGACAATAACCCATCTTGTACGTTAACATTGCCAGTAAACGTAGCACCTGATAAGTTAGCTTTGCCTGCAAGGCTATTAGTTACTGTGGTAGAGAAGTTAGCATCATCGCCTAATGCAGATGCTAGTTCGTTTAGGGTATCTAAGGTAGCAGGTGCAGAATCTACAAGACCGCTTACTGCTGTGTCTACATAGGTTTCAGTTGCGTAGGTGCTAGAGTCTACACTATAAGCACCCACACCATCGCGCTTCATTAAGCCGTTGCTAGTGAAGTCTCCATCTACTAATACATCAGCATGGCTTGTTTCTGCTGTTAGATAAGACTGCAAATCACTTATTTGACTTTCAGTAACACTTAATGCCGCTTGGTGTTGCGTAACACTGCTTTGAGTTATAAAATTATCAGGAACATTAGCCCACGTTACGGCTGTAGTTAGGTTATTAGTTTCTGTATATGACGTTAGATAAGACTGTAGGTCACTTATTTGTGACTCTGTAATAGTCAGTGCCGCTTGATGCTGTGTAACGCTACCTGCTGTAATATAAGCATTAGGTACGTTAACCCATGTAACGGCTGAGGATAAATCGTTTGTTTCTGTGTATGACGTAAGGAATCTACCATCTAGGTCTGCGGTAACTGTTGCACCGCCTAACTTAGTCAATGTAAGTACACCATCACCAGTATTAAAACTAGCTGACGTAACTTCTGTATTCTGGATTGTTGCTAAAGAGTTAGCCGCAGAAGTAGCTGATGCACTAGCGGACGTAGCTGACGCACTGGCTTCACTTGCTTTAGTAGTAGCAGTTGTAGCCTGAGCAGTAACTTCCTGTAGAAAGGAATTGTCCGATGAACTTCCTGAGCCACCTACACCTCTAAATATAGCCATGAAACAATCCTATGTGATTAAAAAAGAAAAGGGGGAAAGGGACTCCCGAATGGAAGCCCCTTAAGTACTACTAAGCGTTTACAGCGATGTTGAATGCCGCATCTGGACGTAGAACAGCAGTGCCGTACAAAGTATCAGCAGTGTAAAGAGAACCTAAGAACTCTTGCTTGTACTGAGTTTGTGAACGAACACCTTGTTGCTCTGCTAGAACCATTGCGTCTTTGTGGAATAACATAGCTTGTTTAACGTCACCACCTGCGCCATTATCAGCGGCAGTTTCGATAACAGGACAGTTAGAAGAAACAAAGATGTCGATACCATACAAGTTACCGATTTGACCATTGTTTACAACTTTACCATCTACGAAGTCACTAGAAGAGTAACGGTCGATACCCATGATAGCGTTACGGATTGATGGTGGTACTACTAGACAACGATTGTCCATAGGTACGTCAGCATCATCCATTTTTTGAATTAGCTCACGGAAACCTGCATCATTGAATACGTCACCTGCGGCTACAGAGTCTACAGCGTAAGCCTCAAGACCAGTGCTACCTGCGAAGTTGTAAGTACCAGTACCAACGTAATCACCACCGTTGTCACCGAAAGACTTACCTAGAGCAAACAAGTCAGAATCTACTTGCTTAGCTAGAGCATAACCTGCATCACCAGTGTAGAACTGACGAAGAGAAGCTAGTGCTTGTACGTCTGTGATGTCTTCGATTAGACGTGAGTACTCGAAGTGCTTGTCAATAACTACTTGTACTTCAGACTCAGTAGCGTTCTGAATGGTTACTGCCGCGCCTTCTGCTTTAGCATGAGCATCGCCACGAGTAGGCTTAGGAATGTGAAGGGTATCACCTTTCTTTCCTGCCATAGCCATTTTCTTAACGAGTGGTGCTAATACAAGGTTAGATTGATAAGCGGCAATAACCTCATCACTCCAGATTTCTGGGATAAAAGTTGCCGCGCTAGTGTTGTCTACTGCCCCGCCCATTGCGGGATAAGTTGAATCAGTCATTTTAATACTTCCTATATAATAATATTAGTTTCGTACCCTCCCTTCTTTATACGCTTGCATAATCTCATTTGATAGTGCTTGGTATCTGTCTGGGTCAGTACGCATTAGTTTAATAATGTCTGCGCGTCTGTAGACCTTCTTGGCTCTCTGTTCACCACTACCACGGGCATTGCCTGTAGATGCGGATTTAACAGATTGCTTTCGTTGTTGTTTCTCATTGGCGGCAGTTTGACTGACAACCTGTTGACGTTCCTTCCATAGGGAAAATAGTTCGTCAGCGGCATCTACGTCATACTGTTGGTCTGCCTGTGCAAAGAGCCGTGTCCTAATCTTCGAAGCCTTAATCCATTCAGCGAACTTAGCGTCCTGCAAGATTCCCTGCATCTCAGGGTGTTTGGTTTGCAGTGTAGCCATAGCCGTTGACTGTCGGTATTGGTTGCTGATACTCTCAGCTTCCTTAATCTTCGGGTGATTATTAATTGCTCTCTCGACTGCCTTGTCGGGGTCAGAGAAAAAATCTACTTCTTCGTCAGCATTTGTTGCTTGTGTTTCAGTGTCGGTGAGTTGTGTCTGAATGTAGTCATCAACAACTTTGCGTAAGTCACCTACTTCAGAACTTTGCTTACCTAAAAGTTTCTCAGCCTCTTGGTGCATCCTTACTATCTCGGCTGTACTCTTTCCTTGATACTTTTCAGGTATGTCTGACTCAGGTTCTTCAAGAGTTGCCTCTGGTTCTTGAGGTTCTTGTTCTAGCGTTGTGTCAATGTCGTTCTCTTCTACGTCTTCTGGACGCTCATCTATTAGTCTTGCCATTATTAAACTCCGTGATTAATATCATTATGGAGGTGTATTAAGTGTAAGGGTTCTATGGTCGAGAGTTGTCCTTACGTTATTGTGTTACGTCTTGTTAGCGTTCATGTGTGACTCTCTTTGTTTAACCCACTTCCGTGTTTCCTTCCAAGAGTCTTTACCACGATTAACTTTTACAGGTGTAACAATCTTTCTAGCTGTTAACTCACAATCTGGACAATCAACTTCTTCTACGTCTGAGTCTCTGAGGAACTCGTTAGTATGTCCGTTGTCACAGCGGAAGTCATACATACGTCTCATGACTCTAAGTCTACTTCTTGTTCATCTTGTTGTTCTTTAGCTGTTTCTATCTGTGCTTCTAAGTTCAGTAGGTTAGCCATAACCGCTAGTTGTCCCTTACGAAAGTAAAGGTCTTTGTCGTCTTGACAGGCTTCTACTGAGTTGACACTATCTGCACTTCCTTTAATGTCTTCTAATAAGTTCTTCCAACCTTCTAAACGGAACATCTCTTCAAAGGAACGATAGTACTTCTCAAGTTTTACATCAGTCATCTACTGTTTCTCCCTATAGGACAGCATTAATTAATAATTTAAATAACATACTTAATGTATATTATAGTAATATTATACCATAGTTTACTAAGAATGTCAAGTACTATTTACGATGTCTTGCTGTTTTCTTTGCAATCTTTTTAGGTTGTTTACTTACTTGTTTACCCGCTTTGGTGTCAGCACGTTTCTTACGTGTCGTAGCGGCATATTCCTTCTTGGTCAAAGCCTGTCGTGCCTTCTTGGGTAAGTAACGCTCACCTGTAGCCTTCTTACCTTGAGTACTGGGTTTACCTGACTTAGTACCCCATTCCTCTTTAGTCCACTTAGAGAGAGACTTCTGGGCTTTGGTCTTACCAC